TATATATTTTTCATTAATTTTAGATATAGTTATAAATTGTATATTTGTATCAATCATTGGTGTAAAACACCATATATCATCTGATAAATATAAAATTAAATCAATTATCCATTCTAATTGTTGATTATTATCTATATAAACTGTATCTTGTGTTAATAATTGATAATAAAAATTAATTTTTTCAGAATTATTATTTTCAAATAAATGATTAAATTTTTTTAGTTTACTTATATATTTTATTTGCGATACACTAACACCTGGAATTGATGATGCACATATCCATAGTTTTGTAGTAGTTTGATAAATTCCAAAAAAATGATAGTCCCCTATTAATAATAATTTTTTATTATCTAAAATTTTTATTTGCGTTTTAGTATCTTTTCTATTCTTATTAAAATCAATAGTAAATTTTTTTTTAGGGTCTAATAATTTTTGTATTTCTTTACTTTTAGTTTCTTTATTTTTAATTATTTTATTTATTATTGACATTATATATAATTTAGAAAAAATAATATATAATATCTATAATAATATATATATAATGGTTTTTGAATTAAATAATAATTTACTTTTATTTATAGTATTTGGTATTATTGTTTTATGGGTATTTACAAATACTAATAAAAATGTTAAAGAAAATTTAGCAGACTTTAAAAGTGAAAGTAGTAATAAAATAGACCAAAATATGTGTTCTAAACAATGTTGTAAATTTGCTCAATGGCCTCTTCCTAAAGAATTATATGAACACACTATCCCCGAAGAACAATTAAGTAATTATATTGGCTCAAACCTTTTTTGTTCAGGAGGTGATAAAAGCGGATGCTTATGTATTACACAAGATGAATCATCCTACTTATCTCAACGCGGTGGGAACTCATTAAATAATACTTGTAATTTATAAAAATGATTTAACATATATTATATTATAAAAATTATCTATCTGATTATAATATATGTTAAATTTTTTAGTCGAAACAAAGAATGAATACACTATTCATCTTGTTAATATTTTAACACCATTAATATTTGAAGGTATTCAATCAATTTATATTGAATCACTTAATATATCAAATTCAGATAATGTTCTTAAAATATTTCAGTCATTTCTAAAAAGAATACCAAAATGGAATAGTGAATTAATTAATAAAGAAGCATCGCGTATTACTAATTCAACCCAAAGTTATGGATGGTTAAATGACTTGATTAAAGCAACTATTAAAGCAAATTTAGTTATATTAATATATAATCCCACAGTTAAAACACAAACAAAAATGGACAATTCATTTTATCAAAATATTAATATAACTGATTTTATTCATAAAGTGTATTGCGAATGCGCAAGAGAATTATGGAATAATCCTGATTTATTATTTCATAATTATCCACCCTTAGAAATTAAACGTAATCAAAGACACTGTTTATCAATTATTAAAGATTGCATAAGAGAAGCAATTAGAAAATTAATTCCAGTAAGACATATATTAAAAATTTATTTAGGTGAAGATATTGAATTAAATAATGTAAATGATGAGTTTGAAAAAGTATTAACTGATGCCGAAGAAAAAAATTTACCTAAAATGATAAAAAAAGATTTAGATGATAAACAACTTGCATTAAGTTATCATGGTTCTGAATTAAATGAAAATTATAATAAAGATAAACAACAAACAACCGATCCTGAACAAACTATTAGAACTAAAATTTTTAATATACTTGAACAACCAGATAATAATAAAAAAGTAGATGTATCTAAACAAGCAGATACATCAGACACATATGCAAATAAAAAGTCAGATTCAAATGTATTTAAATCATTAGATGAAAAAAATAATGTTAATAATAAATATAATAAAGAACACTCATTAACAATAGAAAACAAAATTAAAAATGTATTATATAATAAAAACAAAGAACAAACAATCGGTTCTAATAATAAATATTTAGATTTTAAAGAACATGATTCAGATTTACATACAAGTTTAAATTATACTTTAGATAATGAGACAAGTAAATATCAAGAAATCTTTTCTAATTTTAATATGGTTCAAAATAATAAAGAACCTGTTCAGGAGAAACCGGGCGATAAGAAGTTTTTTAATGAATATATGCAATTCTAAATATTATTCAACAATAACTTTACTTTTATCTGTTGTATGTGTTTTATAAATTTTAATTGATGGTGATATCATATCTAAAATAGCAAATACAATTGATGATGTTATACCAATCATTATTATTTCTTTTTGTTGTATTTTAGTATCTGGTATATATCTCATTGCAATTATAATAATTAAACTCATTAATATATATTTAATTAATCTTTGAGTATGAGATAAATGGCATTGTTTTATATAAGACATATTATAATAAGTTAGAAATTTATGTTTAAAAATTGTTATATTATATTTTTTTCTTTATTATTTTAATGAAATTAATTTTAAAACAATTTGGTATTATTATAGTTGTATTTAGTATAACTTTATGGGTTCAACAAATGGATGATAAAAAATATAACAAAACAAGAATTGATTTTTTTGATAAATATAAATTTCCACTATTAATGAGTGCTATTATTGGATTACTTATTAATGTTCCTGAACTAATTATGAAAATGGATACTAATGATAATCTTATACCAGTATCATTTATTAATAGTATTAGACCAAATGCTGAAATGGGCAGTCCAACAAAAGAAACATTAGAGGCACTACCATTTGAAAAACTTAGACGTAATTGCGGAAAAGGAAATAAACTTTCTGGCGAACAACAAGTATATACTAATTTACCTGATTTTTAATTAGGTTAATATGTGTAAATATAAAAATATATTATAAAAAAATGTTAGTAATAGTAATATGACTGTTAAAGAAGTTAGTTTTGGTGCAACTAGATTACCTATAAAACAATTTAAAATTAATGAAATGGTTGATCACTGCACTATTGCAATGATTGCCAAACGCGCTACAGGAAAGTCATTTTTAACTCGTGAAATTATGTTTCAAAAAAGACATAGTATAGCAGCAGGAATTGCAATTAGTAGAACTGAAACATTAAATTCATTTTATTCAGAATTCATACCAGATAGTTATATCTATCCTGAATATAATAGTGATATATTAACACGTATATATGAAAGACAAGCTATTATTAATGAAGATAATAAAATTAGAATTAAAAATCATAAAAAACCAAAAGATGATTCTTTAATGTTAATAATGGATGATTGTATGAGTTCAAAAGGAACATGGCTAAAAGACCCAAATATTTTAGAATTATTTTTTAATGGACGACATCATCATTTATCATTTATATTAACTATGCAATATTCGGTTGGTATTCCTCCAGAAATGAGATCTAATTTTGATTATGTGTTTTTATTAGCAGAAGACACAATATCTAATCGTAAAAGATTATATGACCACTACGCAGGAATGTTTCCATCATTTGATATTTTCCAACAAGTATTTACTGATATTACTGATAATTATGGTATTATGGTTATTGATAACAGAGTACATTCAAAAAATTTAACAGATAAAGTATTTTGGTATAAAGCTAAAAAAGTCCCAACATTTAAAATTGGATGTAATAAATTTCATAGATTTCATAAAAAAGCATATGATGATGAATGGAATAAAAAATTAGAAGTATTTAATCCAATAGATTTAGTTAATAAAAATAGAAGTGCAATCCGTATAAAAGTTGATAAAATTAAATGATAATTATTATTTTTAATTAAAAAATAATAATTATTTTATTAAATATAATTATTTATCATTCGCCCTTATCTAATGGATTAAAAGATTTAATTTGATTATTTAAATTATTAATTTGTTCATCTAATTCACCTTTACGATCCTCCATTGTTTTAATCTGTTCTCCTAATGCTTTCATACTCTGTTCAATAGATAATACTTCATTCTTATTATCTTCTAATTGAGCTTTATCTAAATTCTTTTCCAAATCTGATAAAGTATCTTTTCGTGATTGTAAATTATCTAAAATAGTTGTTCGAACCATTTCTTGTTTACGTTGCTCATGATAAATTTTAGCTTTCTCTTGATTTTCCATATATATCTTCATCATATTATTTAATTCTTCATTTGCATACTGTGAATCTTTAACCGCCTCAGAATCTGGACTCGGGTCAAATGGCAACCATTTACCCATTTCACCAACAAATACATTAAAATATGGGTCAATTGATTGCACTGTCTTTGCATGTTCGCAAGCGGCTTCATATGTTTCGAAAGCACCTCTAATTTTAATACCAGATAATGTAGTTTTAGTATCTGTATCTTCTGCACCAAGTTTATTAGTTAAAAAACTCATACAAATATATTTTTGACCAGATGGTAAAAACGCATCTTCTGTTAAATAGTCTGATTTTGACATTTTATTATTTTAATAATAAAATTTTTCTTTATAACAATTTATTTAACAGTTTTAACATAAATTTTATCTGTTACATCATTTTCATCAAACTCATTATAGCCAAAACCAATTGATGGATTTAAAAACATTTTTTTATATACTTTACTTGGTTTAATATCATATATTGTATCATTATTTATTGGTTTATTATAACGGTTTTGTTGTTGTAATAATATTTCATTA